CATTTACAATACATTCCGTAATTGGTACAAATTAATCTATGATCCATTGACTGGTGAAATGGGATTAAAGAAAGACTATGTAGGAAGTATGATTATTGTACAGTACAACAGAGCAGGTGATATCTTTAGAAAGATTACTTGTAAAGATGTATTCCCTACAGGTCAACCTGATTTTGTAGATGAATTAAGTTATGAAACTCCAGACGCAGTTGATTTAACAATGACTTATCGTTGTGATCACTGGGTTGAGGAAAATGTTGGAGCTGCATAATCTTTTAAATATTTTAGAAAAACTGGCTTTAGGGCCAGTTTTTTTGTCTTCACTCTAATATATATTATAAATTATATAATCTAAACATATGACAATCTTTAAAGTAGTAAATGAAACTGATGGAAAAGTTTATGTAGGTTATTCAGTTAATGATAATCCTAATAACTTAGGAGCAGGTAAATATATTAAAAGAGCAGTTAAAGACTTTGGTACAAGATCTTTTCAAAAAACTGTTCTTGAAGAATTTGAATCTGAAGAATCATTAAGCCATATAATGGAAAGGCTAGAATTTTGGATAAAAAATTATAAAGCCGATAATCCTAAATATGGATATAATGAAAGCGTACAAGAATTAATTCCACAAAAAAAGAGACTTACTAAAAAACTACAAGTTCTCTTAACACCAGAAGATGAAGATAATTTAAATTCAATTATTATCGAGAAATCAATGGAAAATAAAACAAAACCGTTGCCAGTATCCAAATACGTAAGACAATTAATAGTTGAACATATAGTAGAGGAAACCGCTCCTGAAAAACAATTAATAAAAACTAAATAATTATGAGTAGTCACGAAGACAATATTAAAAAAGAATTTGCAGAGGCTGAAGGTATAGTAGATACTACGGCTGAGGTAAAAACAAATGATGAAGGTAAAGTTACTGAATTAGGTAAAGTAGATACTACAAGAGGATCTGGTATAACTTCTATAGATGATCCTGAAATTCAGAGAATACAATCTTTAACAGGTTATATTAAATTAGATTTAGCTAACTTTCCATCAGGTGGTCAATTTTATAGAGAAGATTTTGAAATTCATATTAGAGCCGCAAGGGTTGGTGAGATTAGGGAATTCTCTACATTAGATGAAGAAAACATTTTAGATGTTGATGAAAAGCTAAACTCACTTCTAGTGAACTGTACAAAAATTATGTATGGTAACCAAAGAGGATCTTATAGAGATGTTTTAGAAGAGGATAGAATATATCTAATCCTATCTATTAGAGAGTTAACATTTAAGGAAGGCGAAAATAAATTAATGATGCCGGTTGGTAAAAAGAGTTGTAAAACAGGAACTTGTAAATCACAAGAATCAGTGGAACTTCAAACAGCTAATCTTCAATTTAATGAACAAGATGATTTAATAGCAAAATATTATGATCATGAAAATAAATGTTTTACCGTACCAACAAAAAGCCACGGTGAATTAACCATAGCACCTCCTACGATTGGTGTTATGCGATCTATTACTGATTGGATACGAAAGAGAGAAGAAGAAGGAAAGACTTGGGATAGATCATCATTATCTATCTTACCTTACATTCAGAGAGAATGGAGAGGATTTAATGATAAAGAAATATTTTCAGCCATTACAAATTTTCAGGGCTGGGACGCTACTAAATTTTCAATTGTATACAGATTAGTTGAGAAAGCGAAAATTGGAGTTAAACCTGAGTTTAGTTTTCCATGTGAAAGTTGCGGTGAGGAGGTCGCCGTCCCGCTCACGTTTCCCGGCGGCATCAAAGCTCTGTTTATTATTCAAGATATCTCTTCTGAACTTTTATAAGATTAGAGTTTTATTATTAGAAAAGTTGCATCTCCAGCCATCAGAGCTGGATTTGCTTCCTTTCTATGAGTATGAATATACCTTAGAAATTTACAATGATCTATTAAAAGATCGTAATGATGAAGAGAAACAGAATACTCAATCCTATTCGGATAAATATAATACGGACAGCATGTCTAGATCTATGAACAAACAGATGAGTTCTTTTAAAGCACCATCTATGCCTAAGATTAGTATGCCGAAGTTTTAATAAATAAATAGATTGAATGGCTGCTGTAACTCTTAAAGATTTAATGGATCCTCTGTCAAAGATAGAGGCTGCTGCAAAAGAGACTAATGAAAAATTAGATGCTCTTATTGCAGTTTCTGGAGGCGGTAATTCCGGTGGTAGTTTAGATGCTGCCATAGTGGCTCAATTAACAGCACAAACAGATTTATTAACTGCTATTGAAGCAAATACATCCAGAAATCCTTTAGGAGGAATATTTAGTAGAAAAGGTGGTGCTGCTAAGAAAAGTAATGCTGGCGCTACTTTAAATGATTTAGGTATTGGTGCAAAGTTAACAGCTAAGGCAATAATGTTGTGGCTATTAGTACCGAAGAAAGCATTGGAGAAATTTAAAGGTTTTGTAGCAGATACACTTGATTCATTTGAAAAAGTTAAACCTAAAAAAGTAAAGGCTGGGGCTGATGCTCTTGCTGTTGCTTCTGGTGCTGCAATGATATCTGCAAAAGCATTAATGGTTTGGACGTTTGTACCTGAATCGGCTATAGATAAATTTACAGCTTATATAACAAAATTAGATAAAGCTTTATCTAAGACCACACCTAAAAAGGCTAAGAAAGGTGCGGAAACTTTAGGCTTAATGGGCGATGCACTTTTAAAATTTGCAAAAGGATTAGCTTTATCTGCAATATTAGTTCCATTAGGTTTAATAGCAATACCGTTCTTATTATTGGCTGTGACTGCTGTTGGTGGTATTATGGCTTTACTAGGTGGTAAGAAAATGGGCCAACGAATTAGGAGAGGCGCAAGAGCTTTAGATAAAGTAGGTGATGCTCTAACATCCTTTGCAATAGGACTAGGTTTATTTGCTTTATCTACTATGTTTATTATAACTCAACCAAATATCTTAATAGGTATGGTAGCTTCACTAATATTAGTACCAGGTGCAATTGCAATATTAGGTGGTAAGAAAATGGCTAAGAGAGTTAGGAGAGGTTCATTAGGTTTACTAATCTTAGGTGTAGCATTAATACCTTTTTCTATAGGTATGTTAGCATTATCATACGCAACGAGAGGTAATGGTATTGGAGACATTCTTCTACAAGGTGCTACAATATTAGCAATAGGTGGAGCTGCTGCATTAGTTGGTAAGATGGGTATGAAGAATATTTTGTTTGGTGCTGCCGCGATGGCGTTAAACGGTTTAGGACTTTTAGTATTTAGTTTAGGTTATACTCCGTTTGCTGATGCAACTAGAGGTAACACTTTAGAAGATGTAGGCGTACAGGCATTAACACTTGTAGCTATTGGTGGAATTATGGCATTAGCTGGATTGGCAGTTGCTGCCACTGGAGGTACTGCTTTATTAGGTCCTCTTATGTTTGCTGCCGCAGGTTTAGCATTACAAGAATTGGCACCAGGTTTACAGATGATGAAAAAGATAGACTTTACCAAAACCGATGCTGAAAACTTATCCTTTACATTAGGTGCAGTAGCTGCTGCATTCTCAGGTGTAGAACCTGAAGCAGGATTCTTAAAGAATGTTGGTAATGTATTTAGTAGAATAGGGCAGAGTATTGCCGGAGGTGGAGCCGCTGCAATGTATATAGGTGCAGGAAAGGCGTTACAAGAATTATCAAAAGGTTTAAAAGATTTTAAAGAAATTGACTTTACACAAGAAGATTCAGAAGATCTTGCTGTCGCATTAGGTTCTGTTAGTGCTGCCTTTGCTCAAGCTGGTGGAGAACCATCAAGCCCAGGTGGTTTATTCGGATTGGTATTTGGATCTACGTTTAGCCCTAATGCAACTGAAAGAGGAGTTAAATCGGTAATGAGATCAGGTGATGCACTTACCGAAATTACAAAAGGGCTCCATTCCTTTATGAAACTACAAGAAAAGGGTGCTAAGTTTGGTGAACCTGATAGTGATGGACATTATGAAGAAGGTACTTTAGGTTATGCAATTACAAATACTGTAGGATTTATTAGAACGGCGTTTGCCGCAGTTGCTGGAGAAGGTAATGTTCAGGCAGGTGGATTCTTTAATACTCTATTTGGAATTAAAAAGAATAAAGTAGCAGAAGGTATTGATTCAGTTAGAGGAGTTGGTAAAAACTTAGATGATATTGCCAATAGTGTAATGAAATTCCAAACAATGATAGAAAAAGGTATTAAGTTTGGAGAACCTGATGGTGATGGAAATTATGAAGAAGGTACCCTAGGTTATGCAATTGTAAATACTATAGGATTTATTCGTACTGCTTTTGCTGCCGTTGCTGATGAAGGTAATGTTGAGGCAGGTGGATTCTTTAATTCCTTATTTGGTGTTAAAAAGAATAAAGTAGCGGAAGGTGTTGATTCAGTTAGAGGAGTTGGTAAAGATTTAGATTCAATTGCTGATGGTTTACTTAAATTTATTGGATTTACGAAAGATAATATTGATTTTGGTCCAGAAGGTGATTTAGCCAAAGCAGTTGTAGGTTCAATAACATTTATAAGCGATGCATTTGCTGCAGTCGCAGGTGAGGAAACTGAGGATAGTGCATTATTTGGTCTAATTACATGGAATGAAAATAATGTAGAAAAAGGTGTTTCGGCTGTAAAGGGTGTAGGTAAAGATTTGGAAGGTATTGCTAACGGATTAGAAACTTTCCAAAAGATGGTAAAAGATAAAGTTGATTTTAAACCAAAGGGAGAATTGGCTAATGCAGTTAAAAATACTTTAACTTTTGTTGGTGATGCGTTTGCTGCAATTGGTTCAAATGAAACAACTGACTCTGCAATGTTTGGTTTAATTTCATGGGATGAGAATAATGTAGAAAAAGGAATTAAAGCAGTAAAAGGCGCAGGTAAGGAACTATCAGGTATTGCTAAAGGTGTAGCTACATTTGCCGGCGTTAAGAACCCTGCCCAAGTAGCAAAAGGTATAGGTACATTATTTAATAGTATTGCTGATGCGTTTACAAAGAATTATATAGACATTGCAATGATGAGACCTGCAATGAATCATTTCTCTGGTTGGATTACTGATTTAGCAGATGCTGCAGATGATGGATCATTAAATAAAGCTGGAACAGATTTAGAAAAAATTGCTGCAGCTATTAATTCTGTTGATCCTTTTAAGGCTGAAGCAATGGCCGGATTATTCAGTGGTGCCGGTGAACTTGGTGAAAATAGAAGAGCATATCAAACCCTAGCAAGAGCAGTAGAGGATATTCGAGATTTACTATCAGAAACGAGTGGAGGTGGTGAAGCTGCAACAACTGAAGGCGGGGCTCCTGCTGCCGGAGGATCAAGTAAGAGTAGTAATAATAATGCTGCAATGGTAAGACTTAATAGTACTCTTAGCCGACTTAATTCTACAATGAGTTCGTTACCTGCATCAATTCAATCAATTAAAATCATAGTAGAAGATTAATTTCTAAAATCTTAAAACCTTTTTATATTTTAGCTATATAAAATTTAACAGAGAGAGTCTGGAAATAGTATAGTTTAAAAGTATAATATGGAAAAAGTAAAAAACATAGTTTGGTTTGATTTAGAAACCACAGGAGTAAACACAAGTAGCGATAGAATTATCGAGATCGCAATGATAAAAACTGATTCTGAAGGAAATGAAATAGATTCTTTTCAGTCATTAGTTAATCCCGGCCCTAATGCAGTCATGAGAGAAGAAGCTCAAGATAAGCACGGTATCACACCAGAACAATTAAAAGATGCACCACAATTTGATTTAATAGCAAAAGAAGTTTTAGACTTTATTGATGATAGTGACTTAGGTGGATATAACGCACTTTACTTTGATGTACCAATGCTCGTAGAGGAATTTATGAGGAGCGGTATTGCGTTCTCACATCGCCAAAGAGCTGTAGTAGATCCTTTTTTAATTTATTCAAAATATGAACGTAGAGATTTAAGTACTGCATATAAAAAATATACAGGAAAGGATTTAGAAGGCGCTCATAGAGCCGATGTTGATATTCGTGCAACAATGGAAATATTTCAAAAACAAAAAGAACTTTATGACATGCCAACTACAGCAAAAGAAATTGATGATGTTGTAAATGAATCACGAAAAGATCAAGTAGACCTTAGTGGTAAATATAAATTTGCTGAAATAAATGGTAAACGAGAAATCGTATTTAACTTCGGTAAAAATAAAGGTAAGCCGTTTAAAGAGGTTTATGAAACGGATGCAAGGTATATTCAATGGATTATTGATAAGGGTGAATTCTCAAAAGAGGTAAAAATCATATCTCGTAAACTCTTAGAAAAAATGAGAGCAGAAAACCCTGTTTTGTAAATTGTTAATAACTTTTAGAAAAAAGATCTCATTTTATTTTCAATTCCCAACAAAATTGATTATATTTATAATATAATTAAATAACACGGAATATGTCTAAATATCAAGAACTACTACAAAATCCTCCAAGGCTAACAGTAAAGAAAGATGCAAGAGAGGTAATTATTAAAACGGTAAGTTGTATGTGTGATAACGTACATTACCTTAAGTTTAAGAAAAATTCAGAAGGTGATTTTAAAATGTCAGGTGGTGGATTTGCTTTATCTAACTGGCAAATGAAACATAAACCACATGATATTGAATGGATCGCTGATGAAGGTAAGTGGAACCAAGTATTTAGAATGATTAATACCGGGACAGAAAAAATTGAATCCTTAAAAAGTAGATAATGGCAATAACAACAAAACCAATGCCTGGATCCGAAATGATCCACGTTGACTTAAGCGGCCCAGATGGTAATGCATTTTCATTAATTGGTCTGGCTCAAAAATTAGCAAAGCAACTTCACTATCAACCTGATGAAAGAGGAGAACTTACAGCAGAGATGATGGGTGGAGATTACGATAACCTGTTAGAAGTTTTCGATAAACACTTCGGAGAATTTGTAACATTACATAAATAATATGAAAGAACCGACACCATACCGTATGATAACGGAAGAAGAACACATTGAAGAAATTCTAACAGAAGCATCTGCTTATGGCCTAAGAGCCGAGGTAAAGCAGTATGCAGAAAACCTATTAGATGAATCCCCAGAGATGGATCCAATTGATGCCTATACTCATGGGTTTGAAGAGTGGATTAAATAAATTATGGAAAAAGATAACGAAGACAAAAAACTAAAAGAAGTTAAGTTAACTCAACAAGAATGGTTTGATGCTCTTCGTGTACCTACACCTGTAAGAAATAAGAAAAAGTATAGGAGAAAGAAAAAACATAAAGGTAAAGATGATGAATAGCGGTAAAGAATGGGATTGGATGGATACTAAGGTTCCTCTATCTTTTATTAGAGATGAAATGAAATGGGTAGAAAAAGTTATAACTCATAAGGATAATAAAAATTTACATTACCCATCACTTAAGCAGCTTATAAATAATTTTTATAACAAATGGGTAAATAAGAACAATACAGTAATTATGAATATTTACCGTGAGTATCTTAATTCAGTTTTAAGTAGTGAATTTGGTAGGTAATTAAACCTTTATGAATTTATCAATATAAAAATAAATCTAAAGAATGGCAGTAAGCATTGAAAAGAAATATCAGAAACTTACAGATACAGAACATGTATTACTTAGACCAGGTATGTACATTGGTTCTGTAAAGCCACACACAGAAGAAGTTTATCTTTTAGATAGAAGAAGCTGGAAATTGGTACCTAAAGAAATTACCTATAACCCAGGATTCTTAAAACTCTTTGATGAGATTGTATCTAACTCTGTTGATGAACATAAAAGAAATCCTAAACTTAATCAAGTAAAAGTTAACATTGATATTAATACTAATAAAATATCAATTTGGGATAATGGTGGTATTCCTGTAGAAATTCATAAAGAGTATAATGAATGGGTACCTGAAATGATTTTCAGTAACCTAAAGACAGGGAGTAATTTTGATGATACCGAAGAAAGAACCGTTGTAGGAACTAATGGAGTAGGTAGTACATTAACAAATATATTCAGTAAAGAATTTACGATTGATACATGTGATAAGAAGAAAAGATTTACCCAAACCTTTTCGAACAATATGGCAAAGAAAACTAAACCTGCCATAAAACCACAAAAGAAAGGATTTACAGAAATTTCATACATTGCAGATTTTAAAAGATTTGGTATGAGTAAGATTGATAAAGCTTCAATTCAAATGATTGAAAAAAGACTTTATGATATTGCTGCATGTAATCCTAAATTAAAAATCTGGTTAAATGGAGATACTATTACATTTAAATCTTTTAAAGAATATTCTGAATTGTATACCACACCAGTATTTTATGAACAATCAGAAAATTGGCAAATAGGTATAGGTCATTCTACATCAGGCTTTAAAGCTATCTCATTTGTAAATTCTGTTGAAACGAAAGATGGTGGTAAACATGTAGATAACATTACATGGCAGATTACTCAATTCCTTAGGGATAAGATTAAAAGAAAGCATAGAGTTGATGTAAAGCCATCAGAATTAAAAAATCACTTATACCTTTTTATTAATAGTACGATTATTAATCCAGCATTTTCATCCCAAACAAAAGAAAAGCTTATTACTGAACCTAAAGACTTTGGTAGTATTCATGTACTTTCCGATAAGACATTAAGACAAGTTTTAAATTCAGAAATAATTCAATCAGT